CTAACTTGGAACGCTGGGAAGCTGTCTTAGTATTCATTGTGCGTACTTGGCGGGGTTGAGCCTTACTATATTGATTAGTATCCCAATAGCGTGATTTATGTTCTGTGCGCTTACTCTTCGAAGTAAATAATTCGGTTATAATCGCGTCACAAAAAGCATCAAAATTCTCTGTCATAATATTATTATTTATTGAAAGTATGGCATTGTCATGATATATTCATGCATATATGCAGCGAGAACTACGATTCCGAGTTTGGAGTAATGAAAAATGTTTTAAAAAAATAGAGAATACTATTCATGAACTAGATGGTTGTTACATAACAACAAACAGAATATCTGTTCATCCGTGCGGAACATTATATGATTCACATAGGGAAGATGTAATAATTGAACAATATACTGGCATCAGTGATATAAATGGTGTTCCTATTTATGAAAATGATATAATCGAAGCATATTTAACTCCTGAAAATTACCCATCAGATAACCTCATCCGTGGTCCCGTTAAATTTATAAATTTTGGCTGGTGCCTATACCGACGGACTTTATCCGATCTTGTCGATATTAAAGTTATAGGAAATATACACGAATAATGGAAATTCCTCAGTCATATACAATATCTAAATTCTTTTCTTATGCAAATAAGACTAAGCAGCATTCTCGTTATTTGAACGGGGGTTGCCCTATTTGTCATGAAGGAAGTAATTGGGATACGAAACAACGCTTGTATTATTACATACAAGACGATTTCTTATATTGTTACAACTGCGCAAGATCATGGAATCCTTATTGGTGGGTTAAAGAAGTTTCCGGTATGACGCATAAGGAATTGAAAGATGATATTAAGGAATATACCGGAGATTCTGATTATATTTTACAATGGGAACAAGAAGCCGATAAAGAATGGATTTTACCTGATTTACCGGGGGAATGTGTAAACTTAAGGGATGCCGTACAGCTTAAATTTTATAAAAAATTACCCATTGTTCAGAAAGCATTAGATTATTGTAATTCTCGTAGATTATTCAATGCAATCAATACACCTAAAACGTTTTATGTATGTCTGAATGACAAGTATCATAAGAATAGATTGATCATACCTTTTTATAAGAATAATCGAATTATTTGTTATACTTCTCGTAAAATATTAGATGATGATAGTGCAAAGTATTTGTTAAAATTTAATGCACCTAAAACAATATTTAATATTGATAAGATCAAGACAGAGATTCCTTATATTTTCTTATTCGAAGGTCAGATAGATTCAATGTTTGTTCAAAATGGCGTGGCAGTTTCAGGATTAACCTTAACCCAACAACAGGAACGAGAATTAGAACAGTTCCCATTTCACGAAAGAATATGGGTTTTGGATAATCTCAAATTTGAGAAAAAAGAAGTAGTTAATAAACTAATTTCTAAATTACGCGCAGGTGAACGTTTATTTTTCTATGAAAATGAGTTCGCTCCCTTTAAGGATTTAAACGAGTTCTGTGTAGCAAAAAAGCAGGATTTTGTTGATCCTGCTTTAATTGTGGAGTCTTCTTTTACAGAAGAGAAAGGTTTACTTAGAATTTAATTATAAGGGCCGGATGGTTCCCTAGGAGCACTTCCTTGACTTGAAGAAGTCACGGATTTACGAGCTTTTGATAGATTACCTAATGAATCCTTTACTTCTCTTGCAGCCTGTTCAGTTGCTTGTTCTTCTTTCTTGGAAGAGCTTTTATAATCTTCGATAGCTTTAGTTACTTGGTCAAAGTTGGTCTTTTTGACAGTATCACTACGGATGATATTTGCCATTACAGAATAAGGATTGGTCATATCCACTTCATCCTTGGTATTAACAAAAGCACTAAGAGTGGTGAGATATTCTTCTAATTGTCCTAAACGAGAATTAATTTCTGACTTATCGAGGCTGTCAATATCGTCGAGAAGAGCCATTTTCTGATCAAAATTAGCTTCAATTTTCTTAAGACTGTCTTGAATACCAGTAGTGTCAAATGCTTCTGATTCTGTACCATCGTCTAAAAAGTTAGAGATATCATCACTTCCGTTAGAATCATGTGTAGGATTCCCCAAGTCAGTGTCTTCAAGTAAGAGTTTTGCAAAATAATCACGATAATTCATATTACAGTATTTATTCTATATTGATGACATTTTAAATATATGTTGCTATTTAAGCGCATAAGATGTATATTATGGTATGATTCGAATAGTTGTACCTACGGTCTTAACCGAAGAAGCTTATAAAAATAGTGTCCCATATACTTGCCTAAATCGTATTATACAGACACACGATTCTAAAAAAATGGAAATATATGTTACGATTATTCCCGAAAACCGTAAAGGTTTCTGTGCGTTATACAACGAATACATACATAATGATCCTGTCGAAAATGGGGAGTCTATCACAGTTTTTGTACATGATGATATTGAAATTCATGACCAATTTTTCATTCAAAAGCTTAGAAAAGCTCATGAGAGATTTGACATAGTAGGTGTAGCAGGCACAACCAGTCAAAATTATATCAATGCTACAACGCTGGCATGGCATTTATGTATGAACCGAAAAGAAGATGGTAGAGGGTTTCTATCACATGTTATTCCTAAAGATATCGGAGGATATGGGTTTCCGTATGTTAATTCATCTTTTTATGGTCCAACTCCCGCAGAGGTAGTATTTGTGGATGGGGTTTTTATCAGTTTTAATACTAAGAAAGTGGCTGATAGTGGGGTGAAATTTAATGAGAAATATACTTTCCATCACTATGATATGTCTGCGTGTGCAGAAGCCAAAAAGGTAGGATTATCAATCGGGGTATATCCGATTTTTGCCATTCATCATGGACTAGGAGAATTCCACAATGATAAATTATGGCAGAAGCTAGCAATTGAGTTCGCTACAGATTACAAAGACTATAAACAATCCGTATGATAGTAGATAATAGAGAAAATATAGATGATCGGTACACTTATGATCAACCATTAAGTACTTATTTTAGAACAAAATATTCCTATATAGGAAACATTTTAATTGATTTAGGTTCTGCCACCACACTGTATATGGATTTACCATATATATCTAAAGATGCCGGAATATTATTTAAACTGTGGTTTTTTGACAGATTATGTGAAATGTTAAAAGATGTATCTACACAAAAATTTTTTATTGTAGATGATACCATTAAACAGAAAATTCTTGTAAAACAGCAACCAGATTCTTTAATTGTTGAGAATGTCACTAAGAAAGTATGTACGTATTCTAGAGGAAAATATGTTGATCGGAACAATGGAACGTATATATTCCATATCGTGTTCCCCGACGAGGTACTACCTAATGAAATGTGCCAAATGATAGAATCCGAGTTCCATAACACCGTAAATTTATTCAGGCTAAAAAATAATGAAAACACCCTTTAGTATTGTTGATGATATTTTATTCACAAAAGATGATAAACGGCTAACCTCTAGTGACGATTGTAATCTTTTCGTAATCAATAAACTGATTTCATATCATTCTCCTGTATTCTGTAATATCTTAAACCAGACAGTAAATCAATATAAGGATGTGTTAAATGCTCAACAAACAGTAGATTTCCTGCGACTAATTTTTCCAAAAACAAATAAGAGAAGAATTGAATGGATGTATAAAAAGAATAAACTTGCTGAAAAAGCAAACGGGGTTGCTGTGCTTTTGGCGAAATCTCTTGAGGTATCAGAGCGAGACATTCAAGCGGCAATTAATATTTTTCCAGAAATCTTAGACGAATTCGAAGAAGATGAAAAGATGTATAAAAAAGTGGATAACTAAAAATGACATAGTTAAATATGTTGTATGACCGATAGCCAAGATAGATTAGTAGACTCTGTTGTTAATAGTATTCCTCGCAGCGAGAAGATAGTAAATCATAACATTGATTTAAAGGATTGGAGAATTGTGAATCTTTATAAAGATTCCTTATGGGTTAAACTTATTGATGAACCTGATGCACATACCGTAATTAAAAACGGAATAGTTCTTACTACCACTCAGGCAAAGGGGCCATATTCATTAGGCGAAATATTAATGACTGGTCCAGATGTTAAACATGCGGTAGTCGGTAGTCATATTCTGTTTGTTAAACAGGTAGGACAACCTGCACATAGAAGTGTTGACGGGTATAAATCATGGTTTGTTCGGGAAGATGCAGTTATGGCAGTCATAGAATATGCAGGAACTGCCGAACAAATGAAAAACGACATTACTAATCAAATTCTACTCGGTTAATAAATAATTAGGTGACTAATGCCACCTTACAGTTAACCTTAAGTAGAAACGTAGTAGAATTAAACTTCGTCAGACGACATCATAAAAACGGATGGTCCGATATAAGAGGACTATTTGGTACTACCAATTATGAATTATTAAATGGGGACTTCGGGCATCAGGTATTAAATTTCGCCCCTCCAAAAGGAGTAGGGATGGGATATAATTATAAACAATTTAATCTATGTGTTGTTTGGGATATGTTTCGGCAGGAGTATCGCGTGTTTGGCGCAGAACAAGTTAATGTCCGACAGATATGGGACGTATCTACTCCTGAAGGGATTGAAATATTCAAACAATATTTCTATGAAAATATTATTAATATGTCCCAAGATGATAAGTTACAATTTATGGGATATACAGGGGATATAGTGGCAACTCATCAACCAAATGTATCAGTCCATACAAAACGTAGTATATTTAAACGTGCAGCCGACAAATTCCAACATTTCGTGGATAGAGTAAAAAAATATTTTAAACGATAACAATAGTTGTTTTAGTTATTTTAAGGTTCTAAATAATAACAATGTTACAAATAGAAGGTTTCGAAAAAATGTTTACGAAGTATTTTCAAAAAAATATAATACTTCGTATAGGGAATGATGATATTAAAAATGGCAAATTTCTTTTAATACAGAACCATGTCATAACCAATAACTTTTATTTTGAATTGGTTATAGAAAATACTAAAAAGATAGTATCCTTTAAAATCCCATATCCTTTCTCATATAGTGAGTATCCAGAATCTGACATCATCTATCTAGATTATAGATTTAATACTCTTACTAAGAATCCCGTTTTAAAGAATCTGATGACTAATATTGGGAACGCCAGTATAGTTGATAAACCTTCAAAATTCTTAGACTCTATATTAGAAATACAATTTACTTAATATGTTATACTTTTCATTATTTTCCGGTGAGATATATGATTCTCCTACAGAACTAACTGATCCTTTTCAAATTCCGTTAAAAACTAAACCAGCCAATTCCTGCTCTAAATGTCACGGAAGGTTTTATACGTGCTATCTGACTACAAATAAACAATACCAGATTTGTAACAAATGTGTGAAAAAATATGTAGATGCTGAAAGATTATTACGCAGTGTAGAAGCTAATCGCATCAATCGCAAAACTTCCTAACAATGTCAACAAAAAAACCTATCATAAATGGCATAGTGTATAGAGATGATGATAAAATCATGTTCATCTCTATGTATGATGAGAAGCGTAGAGAGATTTTCGAGTCCAGATATCTAACTATGGGACCGAATAATACACCTATTTCGGAAAATTGTTTTATCTTAGTAGAATATGCAGAAGAACATTATCGCATAGTTACTAATCCTATAGTATTAACGAATATACATTATAATGGTAAAGATGTCGCCGCAAAAAATATAAGCATTGATGGTCTTATCACATCTTCATACGAAGCCGCTAAAAAGTATATTGAGCGTCATAAAGACGATCACCTTAATACTGAAGCATCTGACTGAGTATCATAGTACCGTCATAGTAGTACCTGATTAGGTTTCTACCACTTGCGGCTACGTTCATGGATGTACTACCAGAGAAGCGCCAGTCACTACCAAAGGAAGTGATG